GTTCTCTGAGAACTTCATGTCGAACGAAGTGATGGACCTTCTCTACTCTGTTCATCGGAAGTACAGGATCATCGAGACGCCGCACAACGACAGCATAATGCCTGCGAGCAAGCGTTATCGACCTGACGCTTTTGCGTTCGTTAGCGATTATCACGCCAGTCAGTTCAAGGACTACGGCGTGCCGATCAACGTCGTCGAGTACGATCCTCCACCGCATGGTTCGCGGCCTGATCGAACGAAGGCGCTGCGCGAACTTGGTCTTGATCCTGAACAGCGTCACATACTGCACGTCGGGCTGTTTTGCTCGCGCAAGAACCAGGGCATGATATTCGACATGGCACGTCGGTTGCCCGAGATGCAGTTTCACTTCATCGGGAACATGGCGTCGAACTTCGAGTCGTATTGGAAGCCGCTGATGGACAATCGCCCCGCCAACTGCAACATCTGGGGCGAGCGCGACGACACTGACAAGTTCTACGCTGCGATGGATGCGTTCATCTTCGTCAGCACGATTGGCGAGATGAACCCGCTCGTGATCAAGGAAGCGCTGTCGTGGCAGATGCCTGTGTTTATGCGACCGTTGCCGGTCTACATGGGCAAGTACGACAACAACCCGCTCGTCACGTACTTAGACGACGACATCGGTGTTGCGTGCGAGCAGTTGCAAGGCCAGTACGAAGGCCGTCAGATGGGCTGGGCTTTGAAATACGCTTACGATCAGGTGAGTCGAGATGTGGGGTAGTCATCGTTGGGCAACGGCGATGTGGGGCGGTGCGTTGGCAGCGGCATTTGCTATGGCTCCTCGCTGTCGTCTCTACGTCGTAGACGCTGAGGATCGCACTGACGGTGTCGATTCTGAGAACAGGTTCGAACATGTCGCGGCTGAGCCTCGCACTAGCCGACCGACTTGCGCGGAGTAACGTATGGCGATATACAACAAAGATCCTGAAGCTGTTCTTGACTACGGCTTCGACTGGAGCGATTGGCTCGCAGACGACGAGACGATCTCAGAGTCTACGTGGGTCGTCGAGACTGGTCTGACGAAAGACAGCGACAGCTTTAGCGACACGGCTGCGACGATCTGGCTCAGTGGCGGAACAGCGGGCGAGGAGTACAAAGTTACAAACCATGTAGTCACGACCGATGGTCGCGGGGATGATCGCACGATGATCATCAGGGTGGAAGAACGCTAATGGCTAAGACTCTGAAATTGAACCAGGCGCAGCGCATACAGTCGTTGCAGAACGTGCTGATCGAGGGCGGCTTGATCGGTCGTGCTACGCTGATGTCGAAGCTCGGGCTTCAGTACGGTACTGACCGGGACGTCTATCAGGCGCTCGGCTACAAGTACGACCTTCTGTACGACGATTACGCGACGCGCTACTTACGTCAGGACATTGCGAAGGCCGTGATCAATCGCCCGGTCGAAGCGACGTGGCGCGGCCCGCTCACTCTGTTCGAATCCGACGAAGAAGAAGACTCCGAGCTTGAGAAGGGCTGGAAAGAGCTTTGTGATCGACTGCTGCTGAAGTCTGCTTTCGTTCGTCTTGACAAGCTCGCCAGTCTCGGCAAGTACGGCGTCCTGATGCTTGGCTTTGACGACACGAATCAGAGCGACGACTTGATCAGGCCGATCAGAGCAGGAACGCGGGAGCTGCTGTACGTGAAGCCGCTGTCTGAAGCGACTGCGAAGATCGAGAAATGGGAAGAAAACCCTGCGAGCGAGCGCTACGGCCTGCCGCTGATCTACAACGTGACGACGACTGCGCCCGGTGGTACGATGACAGGCTACATCCCGGTGCATTACACACGCATGATTCACGTTCCGGGCGAATTGCTCGAAAGCGAGACTGAGGGCGTGCCGATACTGCAAGCAGTGTACAACCGCTTGATGGATCTCGAAAAGCTCGTCGGTGCGAGCGCTGAGATGTTCTGGCGGGGCGCTCGTCCTGGCTATCACGGTAAGATCGCCGAAGGCTATCAGTTGACCGACACCGTGAAAGACGACTTGCAGGATCAGATCGACGAGTACGAGAACAACCTCCGTCGCATACTAGTCAACGAAGGTCTAGAGCTGAGTCCGCTCGCGATGCAGGTGGCCGATCCGGCAAATCATGTCGAAGTGCAGATACAGATGATCTCTGCTGTCACGGGCATTCCAAAGCGAATCCTGATAGGGAGCGAGCGCGGCGAACTAGCGAGCAGCGAAGACAGGACGAACTGGCTTGAATTGATCCAAACACGTCGCCAGGACTATGCTGAAGCGCAGATCATACGACCCTTCATCACTCGATGCGCTCAGTACGGGATACTGCCGCAGCCGAAAGAAACGTACAAGGTCGTCTGGACCGACATCTTTGCTCCGTCTGAGAAAGAGCGTGCTGAGATCGGTAAGATCCGCGCTTCTGCGCTGCAATCGTACATGAACAACCCTGCGGCTGAACTCATCGTACCGCCCGACATCTTCTACGAATACATGCTTGGTCTCGACGACGACGACATCGAGCACGTCAAGAAAATACATGAAGAGACGAAGGAAGAGGAAGCGATCCTGTTCGCCAAAGTAGCGGCAGCTAAGTTAGCGAAACCAGTGCAGCCAGAGGCGGAAGGGGAACCTGAAGAGCCTGAGGAACCGGAAGAGGAAGCTGAGTGACGACGCTTGCTTTCATAACTAACGCCATGACGCGCATAGACCCGACGCGCACGCTGTCGCTGCGCAATGCGTTCGCTCGTGAGATGCGTATGCGATTTCGTCTTCTGGGCACGTCTATTCGCAAGGCTGTGATCGAAGACGACTTCCTCAGTCTGAAAGTAGACGCGATAGGCGCAGGTCGTAGGACTGGCGAGAAGGTGAACTCGTTCATGACGTGGTTGCAAGAGCAGCTAGACTCGATCATACTCGACACTGATCTCGCTAGACCGTGGACGAACCGATACGTGATGCTTGCTTATCAGCGTGGGATATTGCGTGGGCGACAGGAATTGATCAATCACGGCTACCGGGTTCCGACTGTAGATTCGATGGGAGGGATCGTTCCGGTGTCGAGCAATCCATTTCATCAGGATCGTCTCGGATTGCTCTACACCCGCACTTACAACGATTTGAAAGGGATCGCGGCGACGATGAGTCAGCAGATCAGCCGCGTACTGTCGCAGAGCATGACTGAGGGACTTGATCGCAAGGCGATCGCCCGCTTGTTGTATCGAACGATCACTGGTCCAGTCTCAGGACTCGGGCTGACGAACACGTTAGGACGGTTCGTCCCTGCGAAACTTCGCGCCGAAGTCCTCGCTCGCACTGAGGTCGTTCGCGCTCATCACGTCGCGACTTCGCAGGAGTATCGCAACTGGGACGTCGAAGGCGTAACGGTGATGGCTGAATGGGTCACAGCAGGTGACGATCGTGTCTGCGACGAGTGCCAACCTATGGAAGGTAAAGTGTTTACTTTGGATGAGATAGAAGGTATGATACCAATGCATCCGCGCTGTCGGTGCGTAGCGCTGCCGATAGACGCGAGTTAGGAGGACGAAATGCCCTGGACGGTTGCCGATGTAGAGGAGCATAAGAAAGGGTTGTCAGCCAAACAGAAGCGTAAGTGGGTAGCGGTCGCCAATTCCGTGCTGAAGCGTTGCATGGACGAGGGCGGCAGCGAAGAGACTTGCGCTGCCTCTGCTATTCGTCAGGCGAACGGCGTCGCCGGTAACGAAGCCGAGATGAGCCTTCACGCTGTACAGATCGACAAGTACATCGTTCGAACTGAGCAGCATCAGGGGCATCAGCATCTCGTCGTCCCTGTGATTATGATGGTCGAAGGCGTTCACGCCGGGAGTCACGGCCCGCTGCTGCACCCTGCTGAAGAGCTTGGTCGTTTCGTCGAGACTTGGAACGGCATTCCCGTCGTCATACAGCATCCCGAGCGTGACGGCACGAACGTCAGCGCGAATTCCCCCGACATCATCGACACGCAAACGGTCGGCCGCATCTACAACGCTCACATGGACGGTCAGCGACTTTGCGCCGAAGCCTGGATTGATCAGGAACGCATCGCTTCGGTCAGTCCTGAGACACTGAATCTCATACAGTCCCAACGTCGACTTGACGTCAGCGTCGGCGTTTTCAGCGAAGACGACCTCACTCCTGGGACGTGGAACGGTGAGGAATACACGGGGATCGCCCGTGGGCACAGGCCCGATCATCTCGCTCTGCTTCCTGGCGGTCAGGGGGCGTGCAGTTGGGATGACGGCTGTGGCGTTCGAGCCAACGAAGACAAAGGAGGTAAGGTGGCGAAAGAAGACGAAGTCAGTACCACCGTGGAAATCAAGGCCGACGATCTCGACGTCACGGCGAAGGGTCTGTCGGCGCAAGGTTATTTCATGGTTCAGGCTGACGCAGGCTTTCGTCAGATAATGGAGAACATCCAGGGCAAACTCGACCGCATGGATGACGACGTCAAGGTACACTTCCTACAGGACGTGTACAAGGACTACTTCATCTACGAGGTTCGAGGGCGCATGGGTGCTCCAGTAGGCGGCGCTGGCCTGTACAAGCGCAACTACAGCGTCGGCACAGACGGTGCCGTCGAGTTCTCCGATGAGCCGAAAACGGTGCGTCGCGAGATTAACTACGTTGAGAATTCCGCGAAAGGAGGGTCAACCCCAATGGCGGACAATGTGAAGAAATGCTGCCCGGAGAAGGTGCAGTTGCTCATCGCGAGCGCACATGCACCCTACCAGGAGGCAGACCGTGAGTGGTTGAGTTCGCTCGAAGAGGCTCAGATCGACAAGCTCGTGAGCATGGAAAAGATGCTCGCGATGGAGCCCGAAGAGCGCAACCCGATCACGAACGAGCAGGCGGTCCAGGTGCTACAGGCACAGCTTCGGACTCCTGATCAGTTCATTCAACTGTTGCCGGAAGAGATGCGCGACCAGATGACGAGCGCACTGCGTCTCCATCAGAAGGAGCGTGCGCGACTCGTCGAGGCTGTGAAGGCTGCGAGTCGATACACCGACGACCAACTCAAAACCAAGACGATGGCCGAGCTGAGCATCCTCGCCGACATGGCGCGTCCGAGAGACTTTTCCGGTCTTGCTGGCGGTCAGCCCTTGTCGTCGAACGATGTCGACAATCTTCTGCCTCCGCCCGGAATCGTCTTCGAATCGGAAGGAGGTAGGTAACAATGTCTACCGCTCACACTGTAAAGCTCAAGAAGTATGAGGACATCAACATCGAGAAGGAGGCCAATGCGGCTCTGACGCCGGGGCACCTGCTCCAGTTGATGTCTACCGGGAAGGTGCGGAAGCACCCGACGGCAGGTGGCAACGCCGTGCCCAAGATGTTCGCGCTCGAAGACGAACTCCAGGGCAAGGAGATCGACGAGGATTACGCTGCTGGTGATCGCGTGCAGATCTGGATTTGCCAGCCTGGCGAAGTGGTCAACGCTCTTCTGAAGGATGGTGAGAACATCGCCATCGGCGACATCCTTGAGAGTGCTGGTGACGGGACGCTCCAGAAGTCGCTGCCCGACTACAGCACAGCGCTGTTGACCATCTACCATAACCAGATCGTGGGAATCGCCAACGAGGCCCGTGATCTTACCGGATCTAGCGGGGCCGATGCAGGCTATCGCATTTCCGTGACCATCGTGTAGGAAAGGAGGCGACACGCATATGGACAACATTCATGTTGATTTCATCGGTCGCGGTCAGGCGGAAGGCGAACTGGCTGCAAGACTGCTCCAGCAAGGGAGGCTAGACCCAGGGTCGATGCGCCCCTACGTTGGGCGGGATGGCCGAACCTACGTCACGGTGTACAAGGGGAACGGTGACCCGAAGAAACTGACGAGCTATCAGAGTGTGCCGATCCAGACCAACGGAACGCTTCGGCGTGACGAGTGGAAGCAGTTGGATGACGCAGTTCTGGCGATCAGCCGTCAGCGACTCGGGGGCATCGAAGATCTCGTTTCGAACGGGCTTGTCTTCGGACTCGGGAATGCCATGGGCACGACAGTGCTCGAATACCATGACATCTCGGACGCGATGACGGCCAATCTGAGCATGGACGGCGTAACCCGTGGAGAAGGTGACCGGCCTGTCTACGGGACGAATTACCTGCCCTTGCCGATCATCCACGTCGATTTCGAGATCAATCTCCGCGTGCTCGAAGCAAGTCGTCGGGGCGGGAATCCGCTCGACACGACCAGCATCGAGGCCGCGACGCGCAAGGTGCTTGAGAAGCTGGAAGCGCTGCTGTTCACGAACACGACTTACACGTTCGGCGGCGGCACGATCTACAGCTACCTCAATCACACTTACCGCAACCAGGTCACTCTGTCGCAGAACTGGGACGCCTCCGGAAAGACCGGCGACGAGATCCTGGCCGACGTGTTGGCCATGAAGCAGGCGAGCATCAACGCGATGCACTACGGGCCGTGGATGATCTACATCCCGACTGCCTATGAGACTGTGCTAGACGACGACTACGTCTCTGGCTACGCGAAGTCGATTAGGACGAGGATCATGGAAGTCTCCGGCATCAAGGGCATCAAGGTCGTTGACACGTTGCCTGCGAACAACATTCTTTTCGTTCAGATGACGACCGACGTTGTCCGTCTCGTTCGTGGCATGGGAATCCAGGTCATCGAATGGCAGACCGAGGGCAAGTTCGTGACCAAGTACAAGGTGATCACGATCCAGGTTCCTCAGGTTCGGGCAGACCAGGCCGGGAACAGCGGAATCGTTCATCTGGCGGCGTAACGGGATCACAGCTAATCATGCTGATCCTTTTCTAATCAAAGGAGAAACGAGATGCAACGCAAGAAAGTCGACAAGACCCCCGGCCACGAAGTCAAGTGGGTCAATCACGGGGGTCCGTTTTATTTCAAGGACGGCAGGATGGTGAAGCACGGCGCGACGTTCGCCGCCTCTGTGCAGGACATTCCGAAAGCGTTTCGCGACGTGATCCGGCCACTCGACGCTGTCGCCATAGCTGAGCCTGTGATCCAGCCAGTGACGCCCGGATTCCAGTTGCAGCAGCGTGGGGCGACGTCGTTCTTCGACATCCTCGACGGTAGCGGCAAGCGTCTGAACGAGAAAGACCTTACTGAGCAAGAAGCGAAAGAGATACTGGACAAATTCATCTGATGAGCAACTGGACTGTTCCGCAGATTTGGAAGGATTCAGAGTGCTGGATCATAGGCGGTGGCCCGTCGATGCCCCGTCAATTCGACGTGCCTGAAGATCTGATCAGGACCGTCACTAGCGGTCGTCAGACGGCCAGCGCCTATAGTCCGTATCTCGCTGCGATACACGACAAGCACGTCATCGGGGTCAACAACGCCTATTTGCTGGGCGATTGGCTCGACGCCATGTTCTTCGGTGACTGTGCTTGGTACGTGATGCATCGCAACAATCTTGCCAAATGGCCTAAGCTGAAAGTCACCTGCTGTGCTCGATTCGCTAACCACGTCGAATCCAAGCATGACAACATCAAGTATCTCGCCAAGGACACGAACCATCGTACGGGCATCAGCGATAATCCCAGCCTGGTGTCGTGGAACTGGAACAGCGGCGCAGCAGCGATCAGCTTGGCAGCGCACTTCGGAGTCAATCGCATAGTGCTGTTGGGATTCGACATGTCGATGGACGGTAGTCGGTCTGCTCACTGGCACGCTCCTCACGGTCAGACGAAGGGCAGAGTTGCACCGCCGCCGTTCGCT